GGAGTGGTTCGAGCAGCAGTACGACGTGAGCATCGACCGTCTGGTTAAGAACTACGAGCATCGCTTCCTCACCGGGCAGTGGCTCGACATGGAGCTTCCGACTCCTCAGGACCTGTAATCCACGGTCCCGCCACGACTCACGGCGGCCATCGGGTGACCGGTGGTCGCCTTTTTAATCTCACACAATTATTTGAAAAAGGTCAATCTGCTCTGTATGGAACACGTTGTTAGAATTCTAGTGTATGCCGTCCATCAAAACAACAATGACTAAGCTCTTCTTCCCTTTATGAGGCTTGACGGTTTGACCAACGCGCTCAACACAGTCTCCGCAATCGCTTACGTTATGGGATATTACACAGAACAGGTCGTCCCAAGACCACTCAATATCACCGTTAAAAATGGGATACCGGTACAGCCAGATATTCCGAAACGTCCCAAAAACTGGATCGCCGAACTTTATATCGAAGCACCAAAGAAGAAATACACCACGGCGTTTACTCCAGACGACTGGGAAACAGAATGTAAAAGCGGGTGCCTCGAAATTCCACGGGATATGGAAAACGACGGACGCAACATAGAAAGCGTTCGACTCAAGAAGCACGAGGGCTTAGAAGAGCACAAATGGGGAATGGATGCGATAAACCACTTCCACCCATCATTCGAAGACCACTACCGCTATACAGTTCAGGGAGAGGGGACAGAATTGGCTATTGTTTCTCGGCTTGTCATGATGCGTGGTCATTTAGAACAGATGGGTTTCGATCTTTCTCATAAGTACGAGGAACTCAATCTTTCCACCAGCAAGGTAAAACAGGCTGAAGGTAACATCGACGAGATTATTCGGGATGCAATTGGTCGTTGACGGACTCAGAGTCAAAACAGATCGACGAGTCCTCATTTTTCTATAAGATCCAGACCCACATGAACCTATCCAAGAAAGAGCGCCGAGACAACGCCCAGCAGTTCCTCCAGGCATTCTCGAACCGAAGGGACTGGCTAGTCCTCGACACTGAGACCACCGGCCAAGACCCCGGCGAAGATGAAGTCGTAGAGATTGCGGTGCTCACTGCACGGGGTGAGGTCCTCGTTGACAAACTGGTCCGCCCCAAGACCCAGATCGACGAAGCCGCATCGGAGGTCCACGGCATCTACTGGGACGACGTCGAGCGCAAGCCCAACATCACCGGCATCCGGGAGCTTCCGTTCTTGCTTACCGGCCACCCAGTGCTGGTCTACAACAAAGACTTCGACATGCCGATCATTCGGCGCTCGATCTTAAACGCCGGTGGAGATCCGATGGCTCAGTTCTGGGATTCGAGGTGCGTCATGAAAGCCTACGCGATGGCCTGCGGAGACTGGAACGAGCAGTACGGCTCCTACTCCTGGGTGAGCCTGGAGGAGGCGTGCATAGGCCAGGGGATCGAGATTGGTGAGGACATTGAGCTTCACCGGGCCCGAGGGGATGCAGAGCTTACCCGACGCCTTGTCCACTCGTTCTAAAACTGACGGGGCCCACGCCCGCACAGATAGACGTTCGGCAGCAAGAGGCCCCAGGACACCTTATATATCGAACGGGCGCACGCGCTCTAATAAACGCTCTGGAGAGATGCAAATGAAACGCCCGTAAATACAAAAACCCCCTCCCCAGTAAAACGGGAAGGGGGTTTTGTCGTAGGCTTGTTTTAATCCAGCGCACAGCCTCTCGGCTGACGAAAGGTACAGCCCCAGGGGAACCCTCTGGGGGTTCCGATTCTGGGGATAACACCTTGCCCCCGGCTTCCGCCGAGGGGTCGGTCCGATTAACCCTTGCAAGGGACCAGTATGGTACCGAGCAGAGACCAGACTGTCAAGCATTGGAACATAAGTGTAGAATTCAAGTTTGATAAGTATAGTCGCACGCAAGAAGCCCCACCGTGGTGGCCAATCATGACCGGTTGTGAGCCAAGCACAGACTCTTGACAGCTACGAGTGGGGAGACCCCAGGTGGAACGTCGAGGAGATCGTCGATGCCTGGGCCGTGCGGAAGCTCATCGATGAAGCCAAGGTGGACGACGACGATCTTGCTCTAATCGACGCCGGAATCAAGAGCGAAGCCGACCTTCCGCCAGAGTGCTTCAAACGTCTCGTGCTTGCGGTGGCTGCGATTCCCGGCCATGACACCAAGGGGGTCCCGACCTCCGACAAAGTAAGTGCGGTCATCCGGGTGGACGTCGAGTACATTGCGCCCCTGGTAGACGAGAAGACAGGAGAGCCTCTGACCAACGAGGTTCTACACTGCGACGTCTACTTAAATTAGCGAACCTCCAATACTGAAAAAGACATGGCACGTACGTGGCGCGATATTCCAAATAGTCCGTACCGAAAGCACACTTTTTTGGGGAGTCCGATCCAGGAAAAAAAGCAGGCGGACTACACGAAAAAAGTCCGGGACAAGGACAACGAAGGAATGCACCGGTCCCCGCCCAAAGGGTGGCGAAATGACCACCAGCGCCGGTTTCGGTCCAACGCAAACGACCAGCTTCGAAAAATCGAGCAGGCGTACTGGAAAAACCCGACCAAGTACATCGGAAAATCCGCTTTTTCAATTATGGGAATGGAGGTAGACGTCGTTCTTCCCCTTCCGAAGGAATACAAACCCTACTACTGGTAAACCCACTACTGCTAAACCCATGCAGAGAGACGTCACGCACAAAGGCACGTTTACGGTCGAGTCCACCAAAAAAGAGGGTGGGCACGAAGAGACCTACATCTACCACCGTGGCCGCCTGATACACAAGCGGTGGCGTCCGGAGAGCGGAAAGAGCTACAGCCGCACGTTCCCGAAGTACGGCTCCGGGTTCAATAGCTAACACGAAAGCTGGTTTGTGCTACACATCCAGCAAAATCTGTTACACAAGCAATGAGCCTACCCAACGTCACTTCCCTTGCGAAGCGTCTCGGATTCGCGGCGGCCCTGATTCTTCTGGGGGCCCTCGCTTTTGCACTCGTCCCGATTACGTGGTCTACGTTCGCCGGTGCCTTGTTTAAGGTATCGATTTGCGTGGCCCTGTGGATCGGGTTCGACGAGGTCTTCCTGGACGAGTTCAACACCGCTGAGGAACTCAAGGGGAGTCCTCTTGCGATTTCGATTACCCTCCTGGCCCTGTCAATCCTTCTGGCCCCGGCCATTGCCTCGGCCCAAAAGGCGTGCCCCTCCCCGGATGGCACCCGGACAGAGCTACCCCAGACAGAGCTACACGAGGTGGCCGCCGAGCACGTCGGTGTTACAGAGACGCCCCCTGGTTCGAATAAGGGCCGGGAGGTTGAGATGTACATGGAGACCGTTGGGCTCGGCCAAGGGGGATACCCCTGGTGTGCCGGGTTCGTTCACTACGTCATGCTGGAGGCAGGCGTCGATCCGCCGGTCCGCAGCGCAGGAGCTACAGACTACATTACCGAAGAGTCTATTTCTGCAAAGAAGGTCATCAAAGGACAAGCCGAGGTACCTAAAAACTCTCTTGCCGTGTACCGCCGGGGCAACTCCTGGAAAGGCCACATCGGCATCGTCCGGGAGTGGGACGGGCGCTGTGGGCGCACGGTCTCGGGAAACACTTCCTCCGGAAGCGGCAGCCAAAGAGAAGGGGACGGGGTTTACGAGAAAGCCCGGTGCGTCAACTATGGCAACTACTTCCGAATCGTGGAATTCACCCCCACCGAATAGCTACACTCTCTCACATAATTATTTGAATCCGCCCTACGGGGCACACATGATACTTTCGCATGAGAAACTTCAAAAACATCGAAAACGAAAAGCGCCGCCGGTACACCTACGACGTCGATGAGGTATCGAAGCGTGTAGTGGTCATTCAGAACCCGACTGCGCTTCACGTCAAGGACTCGGGGGCCCACGTCATTTTAGCTCAAGGACCGTTTGGTAACTTCACCGAGAAGATAATTGAGCCGGGGTGGGAAAACCAGGACATCGTGTTCAAGGAAGACACGACGCAGGCAAAGCTGAATATGCTGTTTGATGAGGCCGCCGAGGTGTCCTTCGGTTCCGAGGATGTTTCGGACAATACCGCCAGGGACGTGATGGACCACGGCATAAGCGGCGAAGCCATGGACGAGGACACCTCCATCACCGAGCTTCCCTGCCTTGAGCACGAAGCGGATGAGGTACCCCCGGAAGACGTGTGCGGCTTCTACCCCTCTTGCGGGTGCAACACCACCATCGAGAGTTGCTGCGAGGACAGCCCCGTAGAAAACGGCGGTGACGGCGGCGAGAACCCTCCCCCCAGAGGCCCGAGTCTTTAACGGTTCCAACCTAAACCTGACTGTGCAATAATGGAATTCCCTCCCCCAAAAGTTGACGTGTACCGTAACCTCAAGACCGGCGGGTTCTCAATCCGGTCCCGAGACCCGGACCACTTCGATGGGGCCTATGGCCGTGTCGTCGCCCACTGCAAGCAAGCACTGGTCGGGGATGTGGAGTTTGTCGTACAGCAGGGGGCGAGGGAGCGTGCAGTTGAAGAGGGCCAGAGGAGCGTACATGCGTTCGTTCGCGGTGTCCTGATTGGCAGCGGAGGGCTCCCCTCCCTGTCTGAAGAGCAGGTGCGCCACTGGAATGAGGTTACGTACAACCCGTTCGAGCAATCTGACTTTGTGATGGTGGGGTCCGAAGAGCCTGTATTTACTGCTCCCCTGGCGCTTCTGGGGCAGGAGACGGCCTGGATTCCCGACGATATTTGAATTCAGGAAACATATTACAGATACGGCAGTAACAACCTGTGTATCAAACCCCGATATTTTTCGGGGTGTTGATCTATATACCCCTAATGTCTCAAAAACGGAAAAGCACCGTCCGGTCGAAGTTCAAGAAGTGGCTGGCCATTCCGAAGGGCAAGAGGGAGGGAAAGACCGGCATTTCGACCCAAACGGAGTTTGCCGAGAAGATGGGGGTAGCGAAAGCGACCCTGTCCCGGTGGAAGAAGGAACCGGGGTTCATGAACGGGGTCGAGCATACTCGCCGTCTGCACCTGGACGAGGCTCTTTCCGACGTTTACGAGTCGATGATCCAACGGGCCAAGGAAGGAGATCCACAGGCCATGAAGATGGTCATGGAGCAGGCCGGTCGGTGGAAGGAAGACATCCAAGAGGATACCGACGTGTCGGAGGATGACCTGGAGGGGTCCTCCAACGAAAAGCTGGCCGGGATGATGGCGTCTATGCTATCGGGGGCGGCTGGAGAAGGAGAGTCTGTGTTGCAGGCCCGCATTCTGAAATCCCTTGGAGACGACGTCCCCAACGACTTGAAAAGGCAGATCAGAGAAGAAAGCCAGAGCGGGGAGCCGGTTTCCAGCAGTGGGCAAACCGAAGGGGAGGACGACGAAGATGAGGCCGACGACGAGGCGGAAACCGAGGAGGCTGGCCCCGAATCTGAGGAGGACGGACCTAAAAACGGCCAGTCTGACCAGGAAGAGGAGGTTGCAGATCAGAACGAGGAAGTTGAAGAAGAGGGCGAAGAGTTCGAGCTAGAGAACCACCTGATGGAGGGCATGGACGAGGGTGGTAGCGACACGTTTGACCCCACCGAGGAAGTTGGAGGTCAGGAGAAAGAAGAGGATGACCTCGAAGACCTGGACACGACCGAAGACTTTGAAATCCCACTCGACTGGTAACCACTCACCGACCCAATCACCGGCACTTGCCGGGGCTCCCGAGCCATGGTAGATGTCAAAGCTCACCGGCTCTAAGTACCAGCCCGACACCAAGAAGCTGAAGAAGCTCCAGCGGGAGCTTGCTCGGCGGAAGAAGATGGTGTACTACCGGAAAAACCCCGGTCGGTGGCTCATCGACAAGCTGGGGTTCAGTCCCGAGTCCCTGAAGTGGAGCCTCTACGACGAGTACGAGGGCCACAACTGGGACGACAAGGACCCAAATCTGATAACCCCCAACCCCCTCCTTCGTGCGCTCAACGCTCTTGCGAAGGGTAAGGACGTCGGTATTGAGGCAGCCACCGGTACCGGCAAGACGTTCATGAGCGCGGCCATCGCCCTGTGGTTCGTGGACTGCTGGCCTAAGATAACAGATGGAGACAGCGGAGAGGTATTGGACCCAGGGGGTTTGGTTACCACGGTGGCTACGAAGCAGGACCAACTCAGGGAGGTCCTCTGGAAGGAGATCGGAAACTTCCGCCCGCAGTTCGACCAGATCCACCCCCAGGCCGAATGGCTTGACCTGAAGATACGGATGTCCCCAGACGCGGAGGCAGGGTCGAAAGAGGGGTGGGGCATTTCAGGACTCACCGCATCGGTGGGGTCCAACGAGAAGGTCTCGACCAAATTCAGTGGGATACACGGGCCCCACATGCTGTTCATCATGGACGAGGCCACCGGCATCTCCCCCGCGATTCTGGAGGCGATTGAAAACACCTGCACCGGGAACCACAACCTCCGGTTGGCCCTGGGTAACCCCCGGTCTCAAAACGACCCCCTCCACCAGTTTTGCTTGCAGGACGACGTGGAGCACATCCGGGTCTCTGCGCTGGATCACCCCAACGTCGTGCTCGGAGAAGAGGTCATCCCAGGAGCCGTCACGCGGCGCTCTATCCGGCGCAGGATGAAGAAGTACAAGGACCCGAACCACCGCATTATCCTGTCCAGGGTCCACGGAGTAAGCCCCAGCACGTCGGGAATGACCCTCTTCTCGGACGACGCGATTCACAACACAAAACCCCACGCCCACAAGGGCCCAATCAAGCACCTTCGGGTGCGGCCACCTGCGGAGGGGGACCTCCGGATCTACCGCAAACCCAAGCACGACAAGCTCGACAGGTACGTCATCTTTGCGGACGTCGCCGGTGACCGGTCGAAGACGGGGGACTACCACGCCGCCGTTGTTCTGGACCGGGAGACCAGAGAAATAGCGGCGGTACTGCACATGCGCGGGCCCCGCACGAATTACATTGGAGAGCTTATGAAGCTGGCAGACGTCTACACCATCAAGTACGGCAAAACCGGAGACCGGGTGTACGACGAGGAGAGCAACCGTTTCGTCCCGGAGAAGAAAGATTTCAGGCCCCTTCTAGCGTATGAGCGCAGCGGGGTCGGGGGGCTTCACATGGACACCCGCATCGAAGAGTACGAGAACGTCTACCACCAGAGAAAGACTGACACGCAGGAGGATGCCAACGAGCGAAGCACGATTGGGTGGGACACCAACCGGCAGACGCGCCCGGACATGATCGACGCCTTGGAGGAGTGGGGCCTTGAGCTTATCGACAATCCCCAGCGGCTCACCGACAAGACCCTCTGGAATGAGGCCCGGACCTTCACCTTCGACGAAAACGACGGCAAGAAGGGAAAATGGAAAGCCGAACAGGGGTGTCACGATGACGTCATCATGGCCACAGCCGGTGCCCTGGTGGTGGACAGTATCACCAGAGGACACATGGCCGACACCTCAACCTTCGAAGACAGCACCGAAGAAAAAAGCGCGGTTGCCCAACGGTTCGAACAACAAGCGGAGCAGAACGACGGGGGTTGGAACACCGACCTTCCCTCCATTGGCGGGGACCTTCCATAACGCTCTTGCTGAACTCAAATAATTATTTGATTCTGCCTCGCTTGCGGGGCTTATTTCACGTTCTATATGCCTTACGACGCACAAGATTATGCCCTTCTGGACACGTTTCCGAGCCAGATCGAATCGGATGCGGATCTGGTCCAGAACCGCATGAAGGCTCTAACACAAGACCTTCAGTGGAGAGAGGAGCACACCGACATGGACCGGTGTGCGGAGCTATACCACGGAAACGATGATGGTGAAGAGCAGGACGGCATTCCCCGCGTGAACAAGATCCAATCAGCGGTTGATGAGCACGTCAGCGTGGCCCTCCAGAACGTGCCGAAGGTCGAGATGAAGGCCGTAAGGGAGACGGCGCGGTTCGAGAACCCCCTGAAGCAAGCGGTCATCAAGCGGGCGGTTGAGGATTCGGAGCAGACGATCAACGCGATGATGCGGGAAATCTTCCGCAGCAACGGGTTCCGCGACGAATACGAGAAGGCCCTGCGGCAGGCAGGAATCTACGGGGTGGGGTACCTGGTCACCGACCTCGACCAGACAATGGACGTCCGCGAGGACTCCCGTCTACGGAAGCTGATGAAAAAGCCGATGGACCAGTGGACAAAGCGGGACGCGGAGCTTTACCGGGTACTGTCCCAGCGGGTGAGCATCTACCAAGCAGACGCCCGTGACGTCGTGTTTGAGCACGGCCACCGGTCCTACGGCGATGGGGACATCCTGCGGGCCTCTGTCATAGAGCGTGCCTCTACCCATGCCTTGCGCACGAAGTACCAGAACCAAGACATCAAACCCGGCACCTTTCCCTACTACGTCGAAGAGGACCCGAGTGCAGATGGTGACATTACCGCCATTGTCACTACCTGGGAACTGGAGCCTGTCTTTGTCGAGAAGACCATCGAGCGCGGCGGGGAAGAGATCACCACGGAGTTTACGACCTGGAAGATGGTCAAGACGCGGATCGCCGGTGGACAGCTTGTAGAGAAGGACGTGTCGGATCCGTTCGAGTCGCGGGCCCGCCTTCCGGTCGTGCCGGTCTACCTGCGCGAAAGCGAGGACCACCCCTACGGCGACGCGCTCCCTCTCCGAAAAGAGCAGAGCGAGCGGTTCATTAACTTGATGAGAGTCATCATGTACAAGAGCGCCAAGAACAGCGTCTCCAACCAGGGGGCCCTGGTGGACACCACCAAGCTCTCTCCCGACGACCGGCAGCGCGTGGAGCGCGTGTTCGATCAAGGCGGGGCGGCGGCCCTGGATAACATCCCCCAGAACTCCAGTCTGGAGGACATTGTCATGCCGCTAAAGATGAACTCCAGCCTGTCGAGCGCACCGGTCGAGGCGATGCAGAACGAGGAGCGTAGCTTTCAGGAAGACACCAACACCCTGGACATGCAGGCCCTCAACCGGTCGGAGTCCGGTGCAGCGAAGCGGGCCCAGGTCCAGGCGTCGGACCGCACCAAGAGCGTAGCGAACCACAACATCAAGGTCTCCAAGAAGCGGGTCTACGACAACGTCTACGAGCTTGTCCAACTGACCTATGGAGACGAGGAGCTTCCGGCCATGGTCCGGTCCCCGGATGGCGGGCGCAACCAGACCAGTCTCAACCAGGAGGCAGAGGCCGAAGTCCCGAAGGTGTCCTCCGACGGAAAAACCCTTGCTTCCCCCGAGCGGATGAGCAAAAAGAATCCCCTGGGTATCATCAAGGAGAGCTTCAAGTTCAAGATCAACGACGCAACCCTTCCGATGGCCGCTGAGACGAAGGCCGGTGGGGACCTCCCCGGCGACCCGGTCAACCGGTTCAACCTGCTTCTGATGTACCTCCAGAGTGGGCTCATCACCAAGGAGTACATGCGGGAGCTTCAGCTATCGGACGAACTGAAGATTGGAGACGACGCCTACCGGACGCAGGCGAAGCAGCGGCAGAAGGCCCTACAGCGAAAGAAGAAGCAGCAGATGGCCGCCCAGCAAGCCGCCGCTTCTGGCAACCAGGAGGCCGCCGGTCGGATTGCCAGCCAGCAGATACCGGGAGAAGGGCAGCCCGGAGACCCGGCGACAGAAGGCCGTCAGCAAGGCCCTCCTCCCCAGGCCCAAGGACAGAACGTACCGGGGTCCGTAGGTGGCCAGGGAGATGGCGATGGCGGCGACCGGGCAGGAGAAGGTCTTCTTGCCCTGCAAAGCATGGAAGGAGCAAACGGACCGGGTGCTGAATCTGGTGGACCGACTCCCCAAGAACAGGCCCGCGACCAGCGATAATTGAATTCTCGAAACACTTTATGTAGTCATTGGTTTAACGTATTGTATGACCCGTCAATAAGACGGGTTCAATTTCACATACACGATGCCTGACACTACCAACCCCGAGACCCAGCAGCAGACTGAACCCTCCCCTTCCGAACCTACCGGCCCCGAACCTACCGGTGAGCCCACCAGTGGCGGGGCGTCTCAGCTTTTCGACGAGCCGGAAGAGATTGGAGAGGAGCGGTCCGAGTCTGCCATTACGGATCCGGAAGCGGATTCGACCGAAACGACCAGTTCAGAGAACGAAGACCCGCAGTTCACCGAAGACGGTTCCACAGAGCCTGACGGTGAGCCTCGATCTGAGGAGAGCGATTCCTCCCCAGATCCAGGTGCTGACGCTGAGGATGCCACCACAAGTGAGCAGTCCGACGCCGAGGCCGGAGAAGACGCGGAGGAGTCCGCCGAGTCAGAGGAAGAAGAGACGACTGACTCTCCCTATTACGAGGGTGAGGAGTCTACCTATCTGACCGAGGATGACGCCCGCGAAGGAATCGAAGAGAAGGACCGCTACATCACCGACCTCGAAGACCGTCTGGACGAAACCGAGTCCCAGGCAGAGCAAAAGGTGCAGAACCTCCAGAGCGAACTGGAAAGCACCCAACAGGAGTTGGAGCGGATTCGCAGCGCGGTCGATGAAGAGACCCGCGAAAACTTCGCCATTCAAGACTACCTTCCAGAGCGCTTCCAGGGCAAAACGGAAGCGGACTTTGCCGACAATAGCGAGTTGGCCGAGTTTAAGGAAGCGAAGCTCGACGCAAAAGCTGAGATGAAGCACGAGCGGAAGCAAGAGGAGCGCCGCAAAGAGCAGATGCAAGAGGACATTGCACAGGCTCACCGCGAGGCTCAAGAGTTTGTCGAGGAGCAGGTTGACGCTGAATCCTTCGGTGCCACAAGCCCGGAGAGGCAGGCCAAGCTGCGCAGCTTCCTGGAAGACACTCCCGAAGACGCGGAGTACAGCAACGTCGAGAAGGCCCAGTTTATCGTGGCTGCCTTCGGCGAAGAGGATGGCGAACGATTTCTTTCTGGCCTACAGGCCGAGTTCGGCGGATCGTCTGCACGGAACGCTTCCACGACCAACGGTGCCAGCCAAGACGCCTCCACCCAGAACCCGGAGGATGAGAAGGCAACCGAGGACGAGGAGGTCGCCGAGCAGATTAAGAAGTCCCAGACGTCTCCTGGTGCCCCGGAAACCAAGCCGCGCACCGATTCAAACGAGATGTCCCGCCGAGAGG